CGCGCGTTCGCGCCGCCGGTCTTAGGATCAACGCGGCGCTTAAAGGCCGCCTTGAAGTCGTTGATCTTGCTACCGACTTGCTGTTGCCAATACTTGCGATCCGCCTTGGACTTGGCGTTTAGCGCCTTGACCGGCGTCGTCATTAAGTTCTGTGCACGTTTGGGGAACGCGTTAATGATCGCTGTCTTAAGCGTATCCCTAAACCCAGATTCGTCGCCAATGCCCTTGGCGGCAAAGTGTTCCAAGCGGATTCCGTCCGCTATCATGGCGTCGATTGTCAGCGCCATGGCGGCCTTGGCGGCGTCGCCCTTGCGGATGGCGTTCGTGACGGTCTTAGTAAAAGTAAACGTTGGCATAGTGTGATCCTTTCCAGATCGTTGTATCGTCTGGCGTTATTGCCATTCGATGAACATACTATGACAGGTCTGGACGTGATTGGCAATAGATAACAGCACGAATTGGCATTATTTTATACCATAGGGCACGAAATGTTAGGGACGTCCCTAACTGGTAAACGATATCTGGCGAGGGGTACCCCACCCCCATGGCCCCGTCACTGTTCGGGACTCCGCAGTGCTACCTAGTAATACTAGTACGCGTAAATTTGCAGCGTTTTTTTGAGTTTTTACCACCACAAAGGGGGTACCCCCCTCTCACAGGAATACCCCCCACCCAAAATTTTAAGTACCTAGCCTAAAATTTTATTATCCGTAGTGTTGTTCACGTCTCCGAGCGATTTCTCTAGCCTCGGGGCTGTCGCCTTCCCAAGGTTTACGAGTAAGCTCTACGACGTCTGGACGAGCGGGCTTCTTTTCTGGCGCGCCAACCGTGCCTGAATTGTTATTTTTTCTGCTTTTAGCGGGTTTAACTGCTGCGGCCATAGCGGTCACGCCGTCATTAAACCGCAGGTCACGGGCGGCGAGTAGTTCTTTAGCGTGCGCTAGGACGGCCAAAGCGTCCTTTTTTAGCGCTTCATCCCGCGACATACGCTCCACAGCCCAGGATGCAGTGGTGTGATCGTATAATCCTGCGAATAGTGCGGCTTGTTCTAGGGTAGCCCCATACATACGGGCGGCACACATTAGTGTCTGACGAGCCCGAACGTGTTTTCTTTGTCTGGACCTACTAAGAAAGTCGTCGATCCCGGTGATTGCTTCCGTAGCCTGCAGAAGCGCTAGGTGTTTTGGGGTCCCGGTGTCTATTGCCCGGATACGCATCATACGCGTAGCGAAACTATCAGGCATTACTTACCCCCCTTCATCGCTTCAATCTCGGCATCTTTCGCCTCAATCTCCGCAAGATGAGCGACCACGCTGGCACCATGGATTTGCGGGATGATGAGCGACGCGATAGCCCATGGCAGCACGGTCGATGCGTCTTGGAGGATCGTCGCCCCGTTTACCCCAATGGTATCAGCGTTTCGGATTGTCAGGCGGACGAAGCCTGGGCGATCATTGAGCGGCTCAACTTCGACATTCATTGGACAAAATCCCGGATCATTGGGAATACGGGTTCAATGGCCTTGGCTGCGGCACGTGCGATTTCTCGATGCTCTTTTTGCGTGGAGGGGTCCGTTCGCAATTCGATGTAGTGAATCCAAGATCGCACTGAGCCGGACATATAGAGCCGGGTGAACGTCAAGCCTTCTGGAAGAATCGCTCGCGCGACCTCCTTGGCTAACCCCTTCTTCAGGGCTGCATCGTAAGCGTCAAATGTGGATGCCATCAGGCTGTCCTGCACGTCACGCCACCAACCGACCAAGCCTTCATCATCAGTCTCAAGGCTATTCTGGCGGTTAACGTGGTCCTGAAGCCGTGCCTCGCGACGATCACCGTTGGTTTCGGTGGCGGAATAACGCTGGGAAAATTCCTGAAACGCGAAGCTTCTGTGCCTGCACACTTGGCGTGAGATATCACGCGTGGTATCTAGTTTTAGTGTCAGGTGCGCCATCTCGAACGGCGACCAGTGTTTGTGCCGGATGAGGTAGTTGATGAGGCCCTGGTTGTTTAGGCCCGATATCTGGCTTGTTGGGTTCGATACTCGCGCGAAATACGCGATGTCGTCCACCAAGGTATCACCTGCTCGGGCACCCTGCCGTCGCGTATAGCTCTCTAACGTCACATGTTGCATTGTTTGCTCTCCCTCTACACAAACTTTAGCTTAATATTACAGGGAGATCACGCTTTTTATTCCTTACGCCCCTACTTGCTCCCGTGTATCTTCAGTGTTATAGGGGGACACGGTTAATATATGTAGCGTATACAACTGCTACTGATGGGCCTGCAAAACGTATGACTATTGCCGTAGAGCCAGAGGTTGGGGTGGCAGTGCCAGAGGGCGCTGACTACGATGATCTCAGCGAATACATTGACGCCGCAGCCAACACGGCTGCGGAGTTGGCTGAGCACGGCCTGGATGTTGAACCTTCCGCCGAAGATAAAGACATAGCAGCTATAGTTACTAGCGAATATGCTGCTGATCCCCTTGGTACCACCAAGAAAATCACTCTAAAACGTGCGGCGACCCTAACACCGGCGTCAATAATCGCTACGAACAGTATTTTGAAGGAGTTTGGGCACCTTGTTGCCGAAAATGCGGCACAAATTCGGCATATGGTCACGAATAAGCTCATTCTAGAGACGGATAACCCCGATCCTCGTGTCCGGGTCCGCGCGTTAGAGCTGTTAGGTAAGATTTCGGACGTTGGGTTATTCTCAGAGAAGTCAGAAGTGACTGTGACACACCAGTCTACGGATGATTTACGGGATAAGCTGCGCTCTAAGCTAGCTAAACTCGTAAATCCTGCGGAAGACGACGCCGAGCCCATCCTAATTGACGGCGAAGCGATTGATGTAAGCGCTGAGCTAGGCCCCGCTACAGAAGACGCGGTATGAATCAAGCTCTGGAGTTCACAGAACCCGAAATAGAGCACATGCTGGCTAATTTAGACGCTTTTTCTCCCGAAGAAGTGGCCGAACTAGACAATTTAGTGGATGAACTAGCCACCCGCAAACATAACGAGGCCGCGTACAACGATCTTATCGCCTTCTGTCAGCATATGCAGCCAGATTACATAGTCGGTAAGCACCATCGTATACTCGGTAACATGTTAATGGATATCGAGGGGGGCGATAAAGACCGTATATGCGTCAATATCCCGCCCAGACACGGTAAATCTCAGCTCGTGTCTATATACTTCCCCGCGTGGTTTCTTGGGCGTAACCCCGATAAAAAAGTTATGATGGTGTCGCACACCACCGATTTAGCTGTGGACTTCGGTAGGAAGGTACGAAATCTAATCAACTCAGACGCGTACCGGGACATATTCCCTACTGTACGCCTTGCATCTGATTCTAAATCCGCTGGTAGGTGGAACACCAACTCCGGGGGTGAGTATTATGCGTGCGGTATTGGTTCTGCCCTTGCTGGCCGTGGTGCTGACCTCTTGCTCGTGGACGATCCCCATTCCGAACAAGATGTTATTAACGGAAATTTTGGAGTGTTTGAGAAAGCCTACGAGTGGTTTACCTTCGGGGCACGAACCCGACTCATGCCGGGGGGTAGGGTGGCGATTATCCAAACCCGATGGCACATGGACGACCTCACCGGGCGCGTCACACGAGACATGGCGCAGAACACCCTCTCCGACCAGTACGAGGTCGTAGAGTTCCCCGCTATACTAGATGTTGACGATAGCGACGGTGACACCACACAGAAGCCGCTATGGCCTGAGTTCTTTGATATGGATGCGCTACTGCGCACCAAAGCGTCGATGCCGGTTTTCCAATGGAATGCCCAGTATCAACAGCACCCTACCGCAGAAGAAGCGTCTATTGTCAAACGCGAGTGGTGGCGCACATGGGAGTCCGAAGACGCTCCTCAATGCGAATACATTATAATGTCGTTGGACGCTGCAGCAGAAAAACACAACCGAGCGGACTACACAGCCCTTACTACGTGGGGGGTGTTCTTCAACGAAGAGGAGAGCGCATACCACATTGTACTACTTAACAGTATAAAAGACCGACTAGAGTTCCCAGAACTAAAAGAACTCTCCATGCAAGAATACGCTGAGTGGGAACCTGACTCGTTTATTGTCGAGAAGAAGAGCTCTGGAACGGCGATCTACCAAGAGATGCGGCGTATGGGGCTACCTGTCCAAGAGTATACCCCTCACAGGGGCTCTGGGGACAAGCTAGCCCGCCTAAATTCCGTGGCGGACATAGTAGCTTCCGGTATGGTATGGGTCCCTCAAACCCGATGGGCAGAAGAGGTTGTAGAAGAGATTGCTGGATTCCCCTTTATGAGCCATGATGACTTGGTAGATTCTACCGTTATGGCCCTTATGCGGTTTAGACAGGGCGGGTTTATTAGGTTACCTTCAGATGAACCTGACCCTATTCGGTTTTTCAAGCAACGCCGGGGCGGCTACTATTAGAGGATAGACCATGGCTATTGAAAAAGGGCTGTACGCAGCACCACTCGGACTTGAAGAAGAATCTGAGATGGACGATACGAGCGCAGGGTTTGAGATTGATATTGTCAATCCCGATATGGTTACTATGGATGATGGCAGCGTAGAGATCACTCTCGTCCCTGGCGAAGATGTAGGGCCTACAGCTTTTGATGATAACTTGGCTGAGTCCCTAGATGATATGGAACTCACTCGTATATCAAGCGAGCTGGTGGGCCATGTTGATACAGATATTGAGAGCCGTAAGGACTGGGCGGATAGCTTTGTTAAGGGGCTGGATGTCCTAGGCTTCAAGTACGAGGAGCGTACAGACCCGTGGGAAGGCGCTTGCGGCGTGTTTTCTACGATCCTCGCCGAGGCGGCGATCCGGTTCCAAGCGGAGACGATGAGTGAAACTTTCCCCGCTGCAGGTCCCGTTCGAGTTAAAATCCTCGGTAAAGAAGATAAAGATAAATTAGAGGCAGCTGAGCGCGTCAAGGCGGACATGAACTACGAGCTTACGGAGCGTATGATTGAGTATCGCCCCGAGCATGAACGTATGCTCTATAGTCTAGGGCTAGCAGGGTCTGCCTTTAAGAAAGTGTATTTCGACCCTAATATCATGCGCCAAGTGGCTGTCTACGTGCCCGCAGAGGATGTTATTGTCCCGTACGGCGCGTCCCATATCGAGAGCGCTGAGCGTGTTACGCACATCATGCGTAAAACTAAGAACGAACTCCGCAAACTACAGGCTAGTGGCTTCTATAGAGATGTAGAGCTAGGAGAGCCCCGTGCTTACCGCACTGATATTGAAGAGAAGAAAGCCGAAGAAGGCGGATATTCAATCACTGACGACGAACGTTACGCAATCTACGAAGTCCATGCCGATATGGTTATTAACGGTATTGACGGCGAAGACGAGGACGAGGACGAGGACAGCACTCCCTACATAGCCCGCCCTTACGTAGTGACTATTGAGCGCGGGACTAACACCGTTCTAGCCATCCGCCGTAACTGGGACCCCGAAGACCCCTTGATGCTAAAAAGGCAGCATTTCGTACATTACGTTTATGTGCCGGGTTTTGGGTTCTACGGACTTGGTTTGATCCATATTATCGGGGGCTACGCGAAGGCTGGTACGTCCATAATCCGTCAATTGGTCGATGCAGGTACGCTGTCTAACCTCCCAGGGGGCCTTAAATCGCGGGGGCTACGCATTAAGGGGGATGATACGCCGATTGAGCCCGGAGAGTGGCGAGATGTGGACGTCCCGTCTGGTAGCGTGCGCGATAATATTATGCCGCTGCCCTATAAAGAGCCGTCCCAGACGCTCCTTACGCTCCTAAACACCATAACTACTGAAGGACGTAGGCTAGGGGCTATCAGCGATATGAATATCTCTGATATGTCCGCTAACGCGCCGGTTGGGACTACGCTGGCGCTTCTTGAACGTACTCTCAAGCCAATGGCAGCGGTCCAGGCACGCGTACATTTCGCTATGAAGCAGGAGTTTAAGCTCCTTAAAGCTATCATGGAGGAGTATGCCCCCGCTGAGTACGGATATGAGCCCCTACGAGGGGAGGTTACCGCCCGTCAAGCTGACTACGCTGCGGTAGATGTGATCCCCGTCAGCGACCCTAACAGCTCCACTATGGCCCAACGCGTGGTCCAATACCAAGCTGTCCTTCAGATGGCTCAAGCGGCACCGCAGATATATGACCTACCCGCACTACACCGCCAGATGATCGAGGTGCTTGGCATTAAAAACGCCGACAAACTTGTGCCCACTAAAGATGACCTTGATCCCAAAGACCCTGTTAGCGAGAACATGGACGCACTTGTTGGTAAGCCTATGCGCGCTTTCATCTACCAAGACCACGATGCGCATATTGCTACGCACACGGCGTTTATGCAGGACCCCATGGTTGCGCAGGTTATTGGGCAAAACCCGCAGGCGCAGCAAATTATGGCATCCCTGCAGGCACATCTTGCTGAGCATTTAGGGTTTAACTACCGCAAACAGATTGAGGAGAAGCTCGGTGCCCCCCTCCCACCCCCAGGTGAAACTCTACCGCAGGACGTTGAGGTGTATCTCGCCCAGCTGGTCGCAGATGCAGGTAAGCAGCTCACAGAGAGCCACAAGCAGGAAGCCGCGCAACGACAGGCGCAGCAGCAGGCGCAAGACCCCATTCTACAGCTACGTCAACAAGAGACCGCGATTAAACAGTCTGAGGTCCAACGAAAAACTCAGAAGGATGCGGCTGATATGCAGGTACGCATGGCTGAGCAACAGCGTAAAACTCAGGCTGATCGTACTGATGCTCTCTTGGCGGCTAAAAAACTGGAGTTGGAGGCGGCTTCTGTAGCTATAGACGCCAAACAAGCAGGCGTAAAAGAACAGATATCCTCCGACACTCTCAACCTTGAGATATTCAAGGCCGCTACCACACCAATTAAACGTCAGTAGTACACATGGCAAAAACCGTCTTTGACGTGCTGAAAGATCAAGTCGGGGAGCAACGCTCCTCTGCAGTAGATTTTCTATCCCAGGGTGGTCCTAAAGATTACGCTGAGTATAGGGAATTGTGTGGTGTAGTTCGGGGTCTCGACGCCACACTCTCATACATGGAAGACCTCTTGCGCAGTCATATGGATGATAACGATGACTAATGTAGCTACTATTAAGCCGGATATTACCGATGAGGAGTGGGAGGCTCAGCTTCCTAAGCCTGTTGGGTACCGGGTGTTGGTCGCACTCCCGGAAGTAGAAGACCATTATGTAGGTAGTTCTGTTTTGAAGACAGAGGCCGAAAAACACAAAGAATACATCATGTCGATAATGGGCATTGTGCTCGACATGGGGAACGACGCGTACAGCGACAAAGAACGTTTCCCTGAAGGTCCTTGGTGTAAGCCAGGAGACTACGTGATGTTCCGCATGAACACGGGCACTCGTTTTAAGGTTAACGGCAAAGAGCTTCGTCTAATGAACGACGACTCTATTGAAGCCGTTATTCCCGACCCTCGTGGTATTATGACTGTTTAGGAGAGATATAATGCCGTTTGAGAAAGTTGAATTTTCTCTTCCTGACCCGGACACAGAAAACAGTCTAGAGATCGAGGTGGAGCCGTCCAGTGCTATATTTATGGGGGAGCCTAGTGATGCTGCCGGTGATCTCGCGGAACATACTACGCCGCCTCAAGAAGATGAAGATATTGATATTGAGGTGGTGGATGATACGCCTAAACCAGATCGTGGCCGTAGGGCGTCTGATCCGCCGGAAGCTGTAACTGATGAAGAGCTCGCGGATTACTCTGAAAAAGTTAAGAACCGCATCAAGCATTTCAGTAAAGGCTACCACGACGAACGGCGCGCAAAAGAACTAGCGCTACGTGAGCAGCAAGAACTAGAACGCTACACCCAACAGCTAATCGCGGAGAACCGCGATCTAAAAGGTACCGTTGGTAAGAACCAGACCGCTCTCCTTGGGCAAGCTAAGCAGTCAGTGGCTTCTGAGCTAGAGCAAGCAAAGAAGTCATATAAGGATGCTTACGAGTCTGGAGATTCCGAGGCGGTACTAAACGCTCAAGAAGCGTTGACTAACGCTAAAATTAAAGCAGATCGTTTAGAGGCTATTAGAATCCCTGCTTTACAGGATGAAGATACCGCTGTAGATACTGCTAGTAATACTGAAACCATCGCCCCAGCACCAGTAGATGAGCGGGCCGCGCAGTGGGCTAAGTCCAATACGTGGTTCGGTACAGACGACGAAATGACGAGTTTTGCGCTGGGGCTGCATAACAAACTCGTTAAATCTGGGGTAGACCCCCAGAGCGACGACTACTACGACGCATTGAATGCGCGTATGCGAGAAGTATTCCCTAATGATTTCGACTACGTGTCGGAAGATATTAAGCATAGCGACAATAAGAGGGCTACTAGACGTCCGGCCAATGTGGTTGCACCCGCTACGCGGAGCACAGCACCTAAAAAGGTGACCCTAACGCAGACACAAGTAAACCTAGCCAAACGGCTTGGAGTCCCCCTTAAAGATTACGCCGCACAGGTTGCACTAGAGATGAGGAAAAGTAATGGCTGATAACCGTACCAACAGAGAACACACTACCCGCGAGAAAGATACTCGTCGCCGTGCTTGGCAACGTCCAGAGGTACTTCCCTCCCCGGACCCCGAGCCCGGATACCGGTATCACTGGGTGCGTGTGTCTACGCAAGGTCAACTTGACGCCACGAATGTTTCTTCAAAACTCCGTGAAGGTTGGGAGCCCGTAAAGGCTTCAGACCACCCCGAAATTACTATGGTTTCCGTGGAGCAAGACCGCTTCAAGGATAACGTTGTGATTGGTGGTCTTTTGCTTTGTAAGGCTCCAGAGGAACTCGTTGACGAACGGTCTGATTATTACAATCAACAAGCCCGTTCCCAGATGGAGTCCGTAGATAACAACCTCATGCGAGAAAACGATCCACGTATGCCGCTTTTTAACGAGCGTAAGACGCGGGTCTCATTCGGAAATGGAACTTAACCTAACCATGGGAGCTAAACATGGCTTATCCTACTGTTAGCGGCCCTTACGGGCTCGCTCCGGTAAAGCTGTTGAGCGGCGTACCCTTTGTAGGCGTTACTCGTCAATATGGCATCGCTAGTGGCTATGCTACGAGTATCTTCTACGGAGACGCTGTTAAACTCGTTACCGGTGGCACCATCGAGCGTGACACGTTTGATGCTGCTATGACGCCAATCGGCGTATTTCTTGGCGTTACGTATACGGACCCCGGCACCTCGCAGCCAATCTTCCGTCAGTCCTTCCCGGCTAGCACTGCTGCTGCTGATATTCAGGCGTATGTGGTGGATGCCACGGACGTACTGTTTAAGGCTGCTGTATTGTCTTCGGGCACTACGGTCGGAGATTATGCACTTACGGACATCGGTGCAAACTGCGCGGGCGTCGATAATACCGGTGATTCTGTGACGGGTAATTCTCGTGGCGGGCTCAACGATACGTCGGCCACCACTAACACTCTTCCGTTCCGTATTGTCGGACTAGTGGAAGAAACCAAAAACTCATCCGGTGGTTATACTGAGGCCTACGTTAAATGGAACGCAGGTCACCAGTTCAATAACGTAACCGGCGTGTAAGGAGTGAAGTAAAATGGCTATATCACGCGCCCAATTACTCAAAGAGCTCCTTCCCGGTTTGAACGCACTGTTCGGGCTTGAATACGCCAAGTATGGCGAGGAGCACAAAGAGATTTTTGAGGCCGAAACCTCAGATCGCTCTTTTGAGGAAGAAACGAAGCTGTCGGGCTTCTCTGCTGCGCCGGTCAAAAACGAAGGCTCTGCCATCGAATATGACAACGCGCAGGAGACGTGGACCGCACGCTACACGCACGAGACCATCGCGATGGGCTTCTCGGTTACCGAGGAAGCTATTGAAGATAACTTGTACGACTCCCTGTCGTCTCGTTATACGAAGGCTCTCGCCCGCGCTATGGCGTACACCAAACAGGTCAAGGCTGCTGCTGTGCTAAACAGCGCGTTCAGTGGCACTACCTATGGTGACGGCAAGGTTCTTTGCGCTACCGACCACCCGCTTGTTTCAGGGGGTGTTAACTCAAACACCCTTGCTGTCGCTGCGGACCTCAACGAGACTTCTCTTGAGGCTGCGATCATTCAGGTCGCTGGTTGGACGGACGAACGTGGCCTTCTTATTGCGGCTAAACCGCGTAAGTTGGTTATTCCTCCGGCGCTCCAGTTTGTCGCTACGCGACTTCTGGAGACTGAAGGTCGTGTCGGTACGGCGGATAACGACATCAACGCTATCCGTAACAACGGCGCTATTCCTGAAGGTTACGCAATTAACCACTACTTGACCGATACGAACGCTTGGTTCCTCATGACTGACGTTCCTAACGGCCTCAAGCACTTTGTCCGTACTCCGATGCAGACGTCCATGGACGCCGATTTCGATACAGGCAACAGTCGCTATAAGGCACGTGAACGTTACTCGTTTGGTGTCTCTGATCCTCTTGGGGTCTTTGGCTCACCCGGCGCGTAACTCACACGCCACGACGCGTAGAAAGGGGGGTACTTGCTACCCCCTTTTTTATTCTGTACTATACCTTATCCCTGACAGCTGCATATTGTAGCTGACACTAGCCACGACAGGAGATTCCCATGGCTAACACGACTTTTAATGGACCAGTACGTTCTCAGAACGGCTTCCAAGATATTACTACGAACGCCTCTACGGGCGCGGTGACCGTAAACTCCACATACGATAACGACGCCTCTATCGGGGGGACTCTCTCCGTGACCGGGGTTTCTACCTTTGCGGGCAACGCAGGCCCCGCAGCGGGTACTGGCATTACAACGGGTACGGGCACGATTTACGCGTCTACCGTTAATAATACCGGCGGTATGTGGCACACAAGTATTCTTATGGACCTTACGGGGTTGGCTAGCTCGGGCAGTGGCGACATCATCGGTAAAGCCGGGACAGCTAGCTCTAACATCGGCACAACGACCGTAGCCCTTAACGGGACCATTCTTGGCGGTAAACTTACCTGCATCGAGACACCAGCAGGCGGCGACCCGGATATTGATCTTTGGTACGCCGACGAATCCACCGGTGCAGAAGACGCGGCGATCACATCCCTGAGCAACCAAGTACAGATGCTTAATAGCGGCGACTTGGCAGCAGGTTCTGTACTAGGCATCCCTGTACCCCCCGCTGCGGGCAAGTTCATGTACTTGGTTACTGGTGCCGCGACTAACGCAGATTACACCGCTGGTAAAATCCTCATTGAGTTCTTTGGGTATGATGCTTAATCAATCAGGTGGGGTTGTATAAACTCCACCCCCAAAACAGGAGGTTAGTATGGGTTATTCGGCACATTCCGACGTCACACCTGTATTTATTAGCGACGAGAACGCCGCTGATCCAGACCGCCTAGTAGTTGCAGCTAGGCCAAATACCGCCGCTACTATGGCGAACACTACGTTTGCGGGCGGGCAAGCTAGAAATGTAACTGTAACAACTACGGGTACGGGCGATAACGCTAAGACAAATACAATCGTAGGCACGGATGTATTTGGGAACGCTATATCCGAGGTAATTGTTTCTACTGGCTCTGCCGAAGCGGTTGCCGGGACGAAAATGTTCCTGACTGTCACCTCGGTAACAAGTTCCGCGCAGTTTGCAGCAAACATAACTGTTGGTTCTGGGTCCTTATGCGCTACGGCTCTCCAAGGGTCGAACCGAGTGCGTTTAAAAGGCTTCTCTATCGTCTCTGGGGGTACCGCAGGCGTTATTAACTATTTTAACGGTACACCGGATAGCGGGACAATCCTATTTAAGTCACGCACTATCGGCACGGATAACGCTACTGTCTCCAATAATATGCCCGGAGAAGGAGTTCTTTTCACGGACGGCATGTCGGTGCAGTACACGGTTGCCACCGTGGATATGATGACGATGTTCTATGCGTAAATACTATAAGGCAGGTGGGGGCGTTAAATCCCCTGCCTGGACGCGCAAAGAGGGTAAGAGCGAGTCTG